GGAAGGTAGGCTGTCGTAGGTCTTGTTTGCCGTCCAGTAGGCGTCTCCAGAAGCCGCCCAGCGTCTCGTACCCTGCTCCACCTTCCCCTCCAATTCCTCGAAGGCTCCTGCGGCTGCATCCAGTGTCGCTACCGTCTCGTCGATCGTATCCATTAAGTTCCTTAACCCTTGTTTGGACTCTTCATCCATACGGTCATCGAGAAGACCTTCTTTCAAGGTCTCCTTGAGATCTTCCAGTGCTTGCCGGGCTTCATCGTCCTCAACGCTCATCGACGCAGGATGGAAACCATGGTCCCATCGGCCCAGCCGGCGATGACATCGAATTTACCGTAAGTGAAAACCTCGATGCCGGCCGTCTTGGCGGCTTCGGTCATGTTCGCGTTGTTCTGCGGGATGCCCGAGAACGTGATGATCGGGATCTTCCTGTCGGCCTCGGCCATCCAGGTGATCAGATCGATGCCATTGCCGATCGGCATGTCGTGATCGAGCAGGACCAGATCGACTTGCTGTGCCATCATGATGGCGGCTGCAGCCACTCCACCGGAGACGAAGGAGAAGACCACCTCGCCCTGGGCGTCGAAGACGCGACGCATCGCGCCGGCGGCCAGGACTTGGTTGTTGAGATCGTCTTCACAGATCAGGATGTGCTTCTTGGGGAAGCTGATGCGGTTGATGTGGCGAAGCTGGAATTCCATCAGACAGCCGCCTGTGCCAGCTTGGCCTGTTGCCGGCGGTACCAGCCGTGCCGATTCAGGGCACGCTGAGTGACTTCGAAGATCCGCATCGGCTCGGCCCTGACGACACGGGCGACCTTCAGGAAGGTCGTATAGTTGCTCGGGCTGGCCTTGATGAGGGTCGCCGGCGAACGCTCGGAAACGGCGTTGGGAATGCGGAACTTGGTCGCCTTGCGCTTCGCCTTCTTGGCGACAGGTTCTGCCTTGGGGTGGGTCGTTCGGTATTCGGCTCGGCGGGCTTCGTACGCTTGCTTGCCGGTCAACTCGGTCATGTATTCGAACTCCAATCGTTAAGAAATGATAACGGAAAACTACTTCAGTGACAAGAGGTCTTGATGGAGTTGGTCCATCTTTTCGACAGCCTTGTCGGGAGACTTCTTCCGCATCTTGACGCGCACCGCCTCGATATCGAGGATGATCTTCGCGGCCTTCTTCCTGTACATCAGGTACGGGAAGACTTCCTTCAGCACGGCCAGGGTGGCGTTCTTTCCGAGTTGAAGATGATATGTCCCACTCTTCGGGACCGGCTTCGGATCTTTGCCGACCCATGACGCCATCAGCTTGAGGCGTTCGGCATCGCCTCTGACGGTGTAGTTCGGGACGTAGTTGGCCCGCTTGCCGGCCTTCTGCATCATCTTCTGACAGACCAACGATCCACGGCCGTCCATGAAGCCGGCCAGATAGATGATCTTCTCGGGCGCGATCTTGTTCAGTTTCTCGAATAACGGTCCCTTGGCCATTAGTCCTTCTCCGCCAGCAGATACTTGTTGTTGATGACCTTGAAGCTCTTCGATCCATCGACCACCGACTTGAAGACGACGCCTTCGGCGATGTCATGATTGATCGACTTGATCTCGACCATCGCGAGAAGATCCGAGACGGATGTCTCCTCGGTGATGACCGCGAACCCGGACCATACCAGCGGTACATGATTGAACGCATTGTTGTTCGGGTCGGACTCGACCTGCGACATGAGTGTCTCACGTTCGAGGGAGGTTAGGTACCGCTTCTGATCGATATCGTAGATGTCGAAGACGAAAAACTTGTGGTCCTCGAACTTCTCACGGTTGCCCTGTACACCCGGACCCATCAGTTCGCCCTGGATCGCTAGGTTGCGGCCGTCTCGGACCATAGAAGGCAGAATGTCGGTGGCCAGTACGGTCTTCCAGAAGACGTTCTCGGTATCGCGACGGACTTCGAGGTTACGCGAACAGACACCGTAGCGGCCGTCATTGTGATAAACCGTCATCGACGATCCGTCGAGCTTCATTGTGGTCTCGAACACCCGACGCTTGGCGATCGTCTCATCGTCGTTGCGGGTGTATTCACGGACGAACCACATGTCACCGGACTTGAAGTAGTGACGCTCGGCGGACCCGATGTAGTTACCGGCTTCAAGCGAACGGACCGTCTCAAGATCGGTGAGTTCAGTGACCACCGGCTCTCCGTAATAGATCCACTTCTTGATCGCCCCGAGACAGTTCTGGACGCGATCCTGGTCGGTCTTCGGGATGAAGTCCGGAAAGTTGGCCTTGGCGCGACCCATGTTGGCTCCGCCACCGCCTTCCTTCGGAAGGGGCTTTTCGTACTTCTGTACCCTACAATATTCGGTAACGTCCGTACCTTCTTCGGCGTAGATTTTATTCTCGCCGTTGTAAAAAAAGAAGCCACCTTCGTCCTGACGACCGAAGACATCCTTCAGCGGCAGCGACAGACCCTGCGAGATCTGGCCCTTCAGTTTGATCGTCTTGATGCGGAAGCCGTCGCCCAAATTCGTCGTGGACTTGAAGCATCCCTTGCGGAGAAACTCGAACTCCTCCCGGACAGGCAAGAAGCTATCGATCTCGAAGTAGACGCAGAGATCGCCGACCTTGTAGTTATCCTTCTGTGTGACCAATTCCCAGCCGTCGATCGTCGCCTTCACGATACGATCTGCACCCTCAATGGGTTCGATCTTCGCAATACGACGTACGGTTGCAAGCTTGCGCTCACCTTCCATCATGACAAATCATCCTTAAAATACAGTAGTTGTGGGATCAGACCTTCAGGGAGGCGTAGAACGTCTCGACATCGCGGCCCCGAGCCGTCAGAGCCTTGACGACGTTCTGGTTGCGGGTGCCGTCCGTCTTGAAGGCATTGAGCTTGGAGATCTTGGCGTCGAACTCCTCGTCGGTCATTTCCTTGCTGGACTTGACCTCTTTCGGAGGATTGAGTTCGAGCATGATCTTGTTGCGAAGGTAGTGCTCGATCATGACCTCGGCGGCCGGATCGGTGAGGTCAATACCGAAGACCTTGCTGGGCAAAGCGTCCTTCGTCTCCTGGGCGACCGCATTGGCAAGCGCCACCATCTCCTGGATGATACGGGCATGCAGGGCACCGTTACCCTCGGTGATGATGATGCCGATCTTGTCGATCCCGTTCACACGGAGAAGACGGTTGAGGTTGATGTCATGCCACTGGAGAATCTCGTGGGCGATCTTGCCGATATCGACAGCCATTTTCTTCCTTCTGTTCGCAACGTTCCATGCGCCCGGAATGGGCGCTGCCATCTCGGAGGTTTCTGGAAGTGCGTGTGAAGGGAAAGCGGACGGCTCTACGATCCTTTTAGATCGCTATCCCCATCGATCGATTGCCGATCCGCTCTAACTCTGGCCTGGGGCTGGCCACCTAACTCGACTACTGAAATCCTACTCGAAACTCTTACCTTTAGAATTGATAACAAAAATCGGACACCGTGGCAAGCGGTTTTATCGAAGAGCTAAATATCCGTGAAAGGAAATCTTCGATGTCCGTCCTGGATCAGCGTCCTGCCAACAAGAATCCACTCAGCCCGACCGGTCTCGTCTTCGCGGTCGAGAAGCTGCCGGCCGTCAATTTCACGACCCAGCGCGCCAATCTCCCCGGCTTCTCGATCCCCGTGATCGAGCGGCTGACGATGCTACAGAACCAGCCGCTCGCCGGCGACAAGTTCTCGTACGACGAATTGGTAGTCCAGTTCATCGTGGATGAAGACATGGAGAACTACCGGGAAATCTTCGCCTGGTGCAAGGCCTTAGGCGAACCCGAAACGACCGACCAGTACCTGAACCTGGAGAACCTCTCACGTTGGCGCGACGAAGGCATCGTCAGCGACGGCTCCATGATCATCTACGATTCCAAGCGCAATCCGAACATCGAAATCCGCTACGTGGACATGTTCCCGCGAGCGATGTCGGGTCTCATCCTCGATGTCACCGCCGACAACATTCAATTCCTGACGTGTAACGTCACGTTCGCATTTCTGAACATGGATATTCGTCTCATCAAGCCCGGTTCCAACGGCGTATATATCTGATATCATTTGACAACAAGCCTGTTCCTGATGTAATATCTTCAGAGTTAAATAACTTTGAGAGGTGATTATTCGTGACTGTTTCTGTGAACCACAAGGTCTATCTCGCCGGCCCGATCAGCGGTCTCGATTACGAAGGCTGCACCGACTGGCGCGACGAAGCGATCAGGAAGCTTGCTGCGGTGGGTATCGTGGGTGCTTCTCCGATGCGGGCCAAGCATGCGCTCAAGAACGTCGGCATCCTCCCGCCGGTGACCACAGGCATCAAGAACCCGCTGGCTACACACAAGGGCATCATGTCCCGCGATCACCACGACACGATCACGGCCGACGCTCTCCTCATCAACCTGAAGGGTGCCACCCGCGTCAGCATCGGTACCATGATGGAATTGGCCTGGGCCTACGATCATCACATCCCGACCGTCGTCATCATCGAAGCCGATGGATCCAACCTTCATGAGCACGGGATGGTGGATGAGGCGATCAAGTTCCGCGCCGAGAGCCTGGATGAAGCCCTCCACTACATCGAGACGATCCTCTGCCCCAACCCGATGAAGTGGGTCGCCTGATGGAAGTTACCGGCGACGAGAGTGCGGAGAAGCACTCTCTCCATCTCGATGACCTGATGGCGATGTGGGAGAAGGACGCCCAGATCGACAAGACGAACCTCGCCGAGGAAGCTCTTCGTATTCCGCTGCTGCATCACACCTACAGCAAGCTCTACGTTCGTCACATCATGATCCTGCGGAAGCTGGAAGGTCAGCTCAAGAAGCTCCGCCTCGAAAAGGCGATGTTCTACCAGCACGGTCCCTCCTCCTTCAAGGAAGCCAGGGATGCGAACTGGAAGCTGCCGCCTCAGGGCAAGGTACTGAAGTCGGATGTCGAAAAGTACGTCGATGCCGACGACGACGTGATCAAGAAGACCCTCTCGGTCGCCTTCGCCAAGGAGAAGGCGGAGTTCCTGGAGTCGGTACTGAAGACCTTCCGGGAGCGCGGGTTCAATATCCGTACGGCGCTCGACTTCCTCAAGTTCCAGAACGGTCAATGACCACTGGCACGATCTGGGTCTCCCAAATCGACGCTACCCACCTTAACGTTCGTTGCAGCGATCGGTCGATCTCGATCGATCTGCGCGAACACTTCGCCTTCGAGGTTCCGAAGGCCCGATATTCTCCGCAGTACAAGGCCGGTTTCTGGGACGGTAAGATCCGTCTCTACAACGCCAGGGAACAGACCCTGCCGGTCGGTCTGCTCTCCAAGCTCAACCGCTTCTGCAAGACCTACGACTGCGCCCTCGACATCAAAAAGGTACACGCGACCGGCCAGTCCGTCTCGCCGGCGCAGATCGACAGCTTCGTATCCGATCTCAAGATCCCGGAAAAGTTCGAGAAGCGTGACTACCAGCTCGAGGCCCTGAGGTTCTCGATTCAGCGCGGCCGTGCCCTGCTGCTGTCCCCGACCAGCTCGGGCAAGTCGATGCTCCTCTACATGCTGACGAAGTGGTATGGCCTGAAGACCGTCATCATCACGACCCAATCCAATCTGGTCCAGCAGCTCACCACCGATTTCATCGACTACGGCTGTGATCCCGACGACATCCATTCCATCAGCGGCGGCGAACGCTGGACCGATAAACCGATCACGATCACCACCTGGCAGTCGGCCGCCGAACAGAGCCAGGAATGGTACAACCAGTTCGATGTCTGTCTCGGCGACGAGGTTCATCTCTTCGCTTCGAAGTCCCTGACCAAGATCATGGAATCGTTGACCCGATGCTTCATCAAGATCGGCATGACCGGATCTCTGACTGAAAGTAAGACCGATCACATGGTCCTGGAGGGTCATTTCGGTCCGAAGACGGTGGTCACGACGACCAAAGAACTCATGGACCGCGGCTACGTCACGCCGATCGCCATCAAGATCATCCTGATCGAGCACCCCGATGATTTGAGGAAGCTGTTCTGGGTCAAGTCGAAAATCGACTACAAGGCCGAGTACGAATTCCTGGTTTCCAACGAATGGCGGAACCGTTTCATCGCGAAGCTGGCCCTGTCGCTCAGGGGCAACACCCTGGTCCTATTCACGTTGAAGGAGAAGCAGGGTCACATCCTGCGTGACATCCTCATCGAGTACACGAAGGAAAGCGGCCGACCGTTGGTCTATGTGGACGGCGATAGTTCGAAGGCCGAGATGTCCAGTGTCCGGAAGCGGATCGAGGGGCTTCAGGATGGCATTATCCTGGCCACCTATGGCGTCTTTTCAACGGGCATCTCCATCAACCGGATCCACAACATCGTCCTGGCAAGCCCCTACAAAGCCAAGGTGAAGGTGT